CTTCAAGCCTAGCAACACGAGCTAAAAGATCTTGCATTTTGTCATCCTGATCAAATGTCATTTCTAAGCGAAGGATTAACTCAGCAGTAAGTGTACGACCATTTTCCTTGGCAGCATTATCTAATTTATCTTTAAGTTCAGCAGGGATTCTAAAGTTTACTTGAGGATCTGTACGAGCCATTGTTCCGTTTGACCATTATGTTCATTTAAACAAACTATAGAGTGCTATAAATAAATAGTCAAAAATATTGACACCAAATAAAGCACCTGCTTTAATGTGATTGTGATGTTGTTTTCAATCACATGCTATAAGGATTATAAAATGGCAAGACAAGACCCACAGGTAAACGTGCGTATACCTGAAAAAACTTTAGAGCGATTCAAAGAGGAAACTCAGAAAGATCGTAGAACTATCACAGCTCAGCTAAATATGATCATTGAAGAATGGTTGGAAAAGCGAGAAAACCAAAACGAAGCGAAAGCATGAAATCAATAGACAACAAAAAAGCCCGAACTTTGGACGGCAAGGGCTTGATTGATGTCAACAACTTTAGGAAAGTCAACATGACAAATATAACCCACTTTGCCCAAGGCAAGCAAGTTCAGGTCAGCGAGCATCAATTAAGTCGCTTACTCGATTTAATCAAACTAGCAAACAAAGCGTTTTCAGAATTGAATGCTTTAAGTTACGCAGCTCGAGACCAGCTAGACAAAAACTCAATAGCTCACACTCTAATGGGTTTGGCTTTGGAAAAATCATCTCAACTTAAAGATGAGTGTATGGAGGAGCTTGAATTTTTCAAAGAATGCTCCCCGCAGCTTGTAGAAGTTTTTGCAAAGGAGTTAGTGGCATGAATGCAGTTACAAAATTCGAATCAATGACACCATTTGTAGAGATTGAAATTAATGGTGAAAAGCAACTTGGCGTGGACGCTCGCACATTGCATGCTGTGCTTGGAAGCAAGCGCCACTTTTCAAACTGGATAAAAAGCAGAATTGAGCAGTGTGGTTTTGAGGAAAACTTCGACTTTATTAAGATCAACAAAAAAGTTGAGCTTTCAAAGACTGGTCAGATTGCCATTGAGTACATTGTCTCAACAGACATGGCAAAACATCTTGGTATGTTGGAAAAAACACCACAAGGTCATGAAATTCGAAAATACTTTATTGAGCAAGAAAAAATATCGAGAAGTGCGATATATGGGATTCAGCTTGAGATCAATAAGGCGATGCTGAAAATAGAACATGTGACAGATATTTTATCCAATGCGGCAAGAACAATGGTTGTGCTTGGAAAGCAAACAAAACCACAACTTTTGCAAACATTGGATGAGTTGATTGCAAAGGCTCAACCTAGGCTTCCATTTGATGATAGTGAATTAGTGTAATAAACAAGAACCGCCCAAGTGGCGGTTTTTTAATGGGTGAAATATGGGCTGGAAAAACAAACCGACGAACTTTGCTGCTGAAATCGAAAAGCAAGCGGATTCTCATCTACGCAAAGTCAGCGCCGAAATGCTTCAAGCTGTGATTATGGGTAGCCCTGTAATGGATGGGGAATTTCGCTCTAATCATCGTTTAACTGTAAATGGCATCACGAATGAAACAGTCCCAAGCAATGGAAATAAAGCACCAAAAGGTACTTTAGATCAACAGGTTTTCAGTGATGGCGCTAACAAGGTCTTAAAAGCCAAATTAGGCGACAAGGTTTATATTCAGAATAATTTGCCTTATGCACTTCGTTTGGAAAATGGCCACAGTAAGCAGGCAGAGTTCGGGGTCTATTCCATCGCATTCCTATCAGTTACGAGCAAATACAAATGATGACTTTAGCCCAAGCAGAAACCGAAATTAAAAAAAGGATTGGTCAGTTTGTCTTTACTGGTTTAGATAAAGCAAATATTCAGCTAATTAATCAGCCACTGGTTGGTGGTAAACCATTTGAACCACCAAGCGATAAACCATGGTGTCGAGTAGCAATTCAATATGCTGATAGCAATATTGCGGGGATGGGCAATCAGCCTTGTATTCGGAATTACGGCATCATAGCAATCCAATGCTTCACACCTAAAAACACTGGCACCATTACAATGACAAATCTATGTGAGAGTTGGGCTAATCATTTGCAGTCGTATTCAGTGGGTGACTTGGAAATCTATTTGGTTCACGCACCACAAAGCATGGATGATGATGATTTCTATGCCAAGATTATTCGGGCTGAGTTCAGTGTGAACTAGCTTAACCACTTAATTAAACCGTCCTTTATGGGCGGTTTTTTTATGCCTGTTTTCAGGCAAACCACTGGCTAGAGCGACGGTTCGAAAAGCACGTTTCCATGTTCAACGTGCCTGCCAGTTCTTTTTTCTGAACATGGTCATATAAGAGGAAATCTTATGAACATGATGACAACGCTAAATTTACACGCCATGGTTTCCAATGATAATGGCGAACCAAGAACTACAAGTTATGCGGTAGCTGAGGCGTTTGGAAAGCGACACTCAGATGTGCTTCGAGCAATTAAAAATATGAAATGCTCTATGAAGTTTCGTGAGCGCAATTTTGCGTTTACCTTAGAAAACAAACACATAGGCAACACTAAGAGAAATACAGGATTTTACCATATGACTGAACGAGGGTTTATGTTCCTTGTTATGGGTTTTAATGGTGAAAAAGCAGATGCAATAAAAGAGCAATTTATTGATGCCTTTGAATGGATGGCAAATCAATTAACCCAAGTATTCCAGTCTAAATGGGCTAGATACAATCACATCATTGGTTATCGCCAAAATAGAAAGCAGCAAGTGAGTTGCTCTGCCAGAGATATGAATGCATGGAAGCAGGAAAAACATCCGCTAGATGATGAAATAGCCATGTTGGAAGCGGAATTACAACCATGCTTGCCATTTTATCAATCATCTTGATCAGATTTTAAATCTAACCAACACCGCCTCTGATGGCGGTTTTTTTACGCCCATAAGGAGCAAATGCCATGTCAAAAGGCACCGATGTGGTTATCCACATTGCAAAAGAAGATAGTCCCAATACGTTGCCTGCATCACCTGTATGGCATACCTTGCGTCGAACTTCTGATTCACTAAAGAAGGCGGTTTCAGTCACTCAATCCGATGAATGTATTGACACTCGATTTGAGCAGGGTTCTCTGGCAACTTCAGCAGAAGCAGTCGGGAATATTGAATATGAATTATCAGCACTCAGCCAAGATATGTTCTTTGAAGGTGTGGCTGGTAATGTGTTTACAGCTTCAGGTACTCCTGGTGTAGATACCTTGGAAATTGGTGGTGATACATTACCAACATACACAATCGTGAAACACGACAAGAAAGTTGGCCTAATTCAAGTGTTTTCAGGTTGTCGTATTGGTCAGCTTACCATTCAAGGCGATACTGAAGGAAAGATCACAGGAAGTGCTTCAATTAGTGCGACTGGATACGAAAGTCCAGCAGTTACTCCTGTGGCTTCACCTCTAGCGCCGACAACGACACCATTCTTGTCATCAATCAACGTGAATACATTCAAAATCAATGGCGCATCGACTGTCGGTGCTGCATGTGCTGAATCTTTCACTATTACGATCAACAACAACCTGACTGCCAAGCCATGTTTGGGTAACGAAAGCTTAATCCCGAATCGCTACACAGAAGGTAAAGTGTCAATCACCTTGAATGTAACGCTTGCATTGACCACCACATCAAAAGCATGGATTCCATATGTGGAAACACGCCAGACCATGACGGCTGAGATTGGTATTGAAGATACGTTGGGTAATGCGTATGGCTTTGACTTCACCAAGTTGGAACTTGATAACGATGGCTTATCAGACACCAATGCAACCGACGATCATACGCTTGCAATGGAGTTCCGCCACGTTAAAGAAGCACCAACCATTACACGCACAACTGCATAACTTGAGCCCCATATGGGGCTTTATTTTTAGGATAAGAAAATGGCTTTAAAAGTAGCGATTCAAGAGAGTAAAAATGTATCCGCATGGAAGGATTACAAGGATGCTGAAACTGGAAAAGTGCTGGCAAAATTTAAAATCCGTGGTGCCAATTATCAGGCTTACCTAGTTGGCTTGGAACGTGCACAAAATCAGATTGCATCCAAAGGCTATAACGTATCAATGGCAACCGGTGAGGATAAGCTCTGGCATGATCTACTCATGGAGGCTGCTGGGTGTCACTTGATTGAAGATTGGCAGGATGTGGTTTTCTTGGAGAAAGGCAAAGAAGTTGAAGTGTCTTATTCGGCAGAGAACGCAACTAAATTACTTAGCATGGGTAAGACTGGAATGCAGATCTGGAACTTCATTAAAGCTCAAGCTGTCCTGATTCAGATCGAAGCGGACAAGCTAGAGGCTGAAACTTTGGGAAAGTCATCCAACTCTACCGATGGCACACCGGAGACGGTGGATTAACTGAACACCAGAAGAGGATTCGTGCAAAGCTTGGGCGTAAACTTGAAGATGCGCCTGAGTATAGCTTTGTGGCGAATACCATTCTTTCAGCCTATAACCTAATTGCGCGTGCACGACCGTACGAACAAGGCACACCGCTTGCACTTGGTTCATCCAATATCAAATCCTATTTAGAGCTGTATGATGCGCCCTGTGAGCTGTATATCTTTGTTCGTTGTGTGTTTGCTTTGGATAATTTGTATTTGGATGGGGTTTATAAAAAGGTGAATAAATCCGCCTGATTAACGTTAAATCAATTCGGTTTGACGACAATCTTTAATTTTATTGAAGTGTTTTTACTGTTCATTTTAAAGTGCGTGTGGTAGTACGCGTTATTGACCTGTCTGTAAATACGCAGTACTATATTCATGTAGTCGCAGCGCGGTATAAATAATCCACGCCTAGGCTGAGGTACGATAAATTCTGCGATAATCGTAAACGTATTGTAAATACGTTGCCTCTAGGTGCCGCACCATATATATTAAACCCCGTCTTTACGGGGTTTATTATTTTTTGAATGCGTACATTTATTTTTTTAGATGAAAGCGGTGATTTGGGTTGGAATATGGATAAGCCTTACCAGAAGGGTGGCTCCAGTAGAATGTTAACTCTTGCTGCTATATGCATGCCAGAAGAAAAAGTAAAATATGTGGAACGAATAGTTAAAGCTCTATATGTAAAGAGAAAAAGACCATTAAAGAATGAGTTAAAATCGGTAGACCTTAACCTTAAAGACAAAGAAATATTTATAAATCTTGCTGCAAAGCTACTGAGAGAACACCCTGATATTCAACTTCGCTCTATTACAGCTAACAAAGAACTTGTTAGTGATAGATTTAAAAGTGACCCAAATGCCTTCTATAACTATATGGTTAAGTTACTTTTACTGAAAACGATATGTAAATCTAAATACGTGGATTTTATGCCCGATAGAAGAAGTGAGCGAGTTTCATTAAAGTGGAATATGGGAGAGTATCTAAAACAGATGGTGTTAGAGCAGGCGATTGAAAGCCCAATTCAAAACCAATCTTGCAATATTATTCCAATGGATAGCTCAAAATGTTTAGAGTTGCAGTTTATAGACTTTTACGCCGGTCTAGTTTGGTCAGCATATGAGTTCAATGATAAATTAGCCAGAAAATTTATGTCAGAAAATAGAAATACTAATCACAAGCTATTTTTTCCTACAGATGAAGAATAACCACCCTCGGGTGGTTTTTTAATGCTTGAAAAACAATCAAAATATGTTAAAAAAGTGTTTTACTTCACAAAAATGAGAGAAGAATAGTGAGTCAATATAAGGCTGGTGATGTGGTTGAATTAAAGTCAGGTGGACCGCAAATGACGGTATCTGAGACCAATGATGCTGGAATGGTGTTATGCACTTGGTTTGATTCAAAAAAAGTACTTCAAGAAAAAGCATTTGATCAGGAGTTGATTAAACCACACAAAATAGTGATACCTAAAATTTACGCAGGTGGTATCAAGTAATCTAAAACATACTGACAATAAAAAAATGGGGTGTTTATGCCAGATTGGCTGGATTTCAGATTAACAAAAATAGGGGCTGCATTCAGTGAGTTTCCAGCCCTTAAATACTGGTCATTGTTCTATGTGCTATTAGTTATTCTGTCTGCGATATTCTATAAACCTATTTTAGGGTGGGCATATGGTTTTAGCTATTTCGGAAGCTATCCGTTTCAAAACTTCATTGCAAGCAATGCAACTTGGTTGGCTTGGGGGCAATTTATTGTCCCAATTATAGTCGCTTGGTTTTGTTATCTAGATGTTGATTCTATGCATGATGAAAAGTATTTAAAGAGGCATAAGCAATTGCCGAAGTGGGTAAATTAAGGAAAAGCACCGTGAGGTGCTTTTTTATCAGCGCCAATCATTGTCTTTGGGTGGCAATGTACTTGGTTTGTGCTTATCGACATCTTTGTTGTTGGCACTCAGCATATTTTGCAGGGTTTTCTCATCAGTCATTATGGCTTTAACTATTCGGTCAATCGCTTCTTCAAATGAGGGTTTTTCTTTGTCGGCTTGCTCAGCCAAAACACCTGCAATGACAGCTAAAAGCATCCTCTTATATGGGTCAGATGCTACCAATCCAGAAGTAAAACTTTCTTCTAGACGAGCAACGATATCCGCATTCATGGAACGGTTATGCTCTTTTGCTGATTGAGCAATTTTTTGACGCAACTCCTCAGGCCAGCGCAACTTATATTGCGGGTCTGTTTGGTGGTAATAATCTTTATTCTCAAGATCAATCTTAGTTGACATTATCTAAATAACACTCATTTGAATAAATTCATAATAATGCACCTACAAGGTGTTGACAATGAACCTAGTAGGTTTTATATTTATTGAACCTACTAGGTTTCAGGAGTAAAAAAGTGGGAAGTCAAAAAAGTCAGCAATACAAAATGCGGTTTTTGGATAACAAAGACCATGAAAAGCTAAAACTGAAAGGCGAGCAGGAAGATCGGTCGATTAATTATTTAATCAATCAAGCCATTAAAGAGTTTTTAAATAAAGAGAGTGCGAAAGCATGAAATTAATAGACAACAAAAAAGCCCAGAACTTGGACGGAACGGGCTTTGATGTAGTCAAATCAGAGAGATATTAACTATGAATAATATAACCCACTTTGCCCAAGGCAAGCAAGTTCAGGTCAGCGAGCATCAATTAAGTCGCTTACTCGATTTAATCAAAC